TTAATGACAAGGCTGGCCGATTATCCGCCGCCCAAGATGGCGGGTACGAGTTTGTGGACGACCCTGACGCCACGGTAGGGGAAGACATGATGGGGCGAAACAAACTCGGGTCAAAGATTTCAAGAACCGTGGGAACGCATGAAGACGGTTCCCCGATGACCGCTTATTTCATGGTTATAGATAAGGACACTTACGAGGGAGATCAGCGAGAAAAGCAGAGATACGTTGACGAAATAGACAATGCTATTAAGCATGGAGCCATTGAGGGTGAGGTAGGAAAAGACGGTCGATACATCCCGAAAGACGGGATAAAGGTCGATTCAAATTTCTAATGGAGGTTTCTAAAAATGGCGAATGTTGACGCAGCGTTTGGGTTTCGACCCATCCGCTACAGAAGTGGTGCGCCGTACAATGGAGCCTGTAATCTATACTACATTCCTTCTACCGATTCAACTGCTATGTTTATTGGTGATGTGGTGAACTTTGCCACGGCCTATATGACTACGGCTGAAGGTGCGCCGTATATTGTGCAGCACACCGAAGGTGATGAAGTTGCGCTTGGCGTGATTGTGGGCTTTAAGCCCGAGCAGGCGAGCGATAATGTTTACAGGTCCGGCGGTGAGCCGCGATATGCTTATGTCGCTGATGATCTGAAAAACCTCGTTTTTGAAGCGCAGAATGAAGGGTACTTTTCTGTTACGCAAACCTATCATTATGCTGACATTAATGTGGGAACGGGAAGTTCCGTTACGGGCCTTTCCGCTATGGAGATTGCAAGCGATACATTGGTAACTACAGCCGCAACGATTAGAATTGTTCGATTGGCGGCAAAACCTGATAACACAGCCGGTACGTCCACAACGGATAGTGACGGCCAATACGCAATCTGCGAAGTTTGGTTCAACGAAACTGCGTGGGATCACCTGTAATAAGGGAAGGGGGTAAATTATGGCAGGCGTTATTACTACTGGCAATCACCCCAAAGCCCTTTGGCCTGGTGTCAAAGCGTGGTGGGGAAGAGCCTATGGCGAACATAAAACTGAGTATACGGACATATTCGATATGGATACGTCCGGTAAGGCTTACGAAGAAGATGTGGGCCTGACAGGATTTGGCCTTGGAGTTATTAAACCCCAGGGTTCCAGTGTGACTTACGACACGGAATCTCAGGGCTACATTTCAAGGTACACCCATGTCACCTACGGTCTTGGTTATATCGTAACGATGGAAGAGTTGGCTGACAACTTGTACTCTGTGGTTTCCAAGCGGAGAGCAAGGGCTAACGCTTTCTCTATGCGTCAAACCAAGGAGAACGTGGGGGCCAACATTATTAACCGTGCGTTTAATTCTAACTATACTGGTGGCGACGGACAGGTGCTTATTTGCAATACGCACCCGACTAAATCGGGCACTCAGAGTAATATTCTCGCAACCGCTGCCGATCTGTCGGAAGCGTCTATTGAGGATCTGATTATCCAAATTATGGGTGCTGTGAATGAGCGTAACTTGAAAATCAATCTGATGCCGCAAGCCCTTCTGGTTCCTAGACAGGAGTGGTTTGAAGCCAATCGTATCCTGAAGTCTACGCTTCAGGTGCATACCGGCGACAATACGGTAAACGTGCTGAAGTCCACCAATGCACTTCCAGGTGGAATCAAGGTGAATCATTATTTCACCGATACCGACGCATGGTTCATCAAAACCAACTGCCCTGATGGGTTAAAGGGTTATCAGAGAATGCCCATCAGCTTTACGAGAGACAATGACTTTGACACAGAAAATGCAAAGGCAAAATCAATCGAGAGATACGTCTTCGGATGGACTGACTGGAGAGCAATCTTCGGTACAGCCGGAGCGTAACCATTTCGGCAGACCCATCCCGAAGTCCATTGCGATGGTAGGGATGGGTAAAAGCCGATTAGATTATGGCACAGCAGCTACCTGTGCGGGCGGATACAGGGGCGTAGCGGAAGAGATATGGGCTATCAATAAGATGGGTGGGGTCATCTTCCATGACGTTATGTGGCGCATGGACGACCTGATGAAAAACAGGAAGCTGATGTATCCCGAATATCTTAGATGGCTCAAAAAACATCCATGTATCGTTACCTCCACAGCGTATCCCGAAGAGTTTCCGGGAAGCGTGGAGTATCCCCTTGAGGCAGTATTGCAAAATATAGGTGTTCCTTATTTTAACACCACTCCAGCTTATGCTTTGGGTTATGCGATTTATTTAGGGATACCCAAGGTTCATCTTTACGGTATGGATTACACTTATCCCGAACAGTCGATTGCGGAAGCAGGTAGGGGTTGTTTTGAATGGTTAATGGGAATCGCCTATGCGAGAAACATCGAATTGCTGGTAGGGCCGAACACATCGCTGCTCGACACCTGCATACCGATGGAGCAAAAGTTTTACGGATACAATGGTTCCGTCACAGCAGACGTTGTTGACGGTAAATGGAAAATTCAATCTACGCGGGATAAGCCCGCGTCTTCTACGGAGGATGTAGAAAAATGACAACTCGACATACTATTACCCATGCAGACGAGCTTTACGCTGGTAACGCTTATTTGCAGGGAACAGATGCTTCCGGCACGACTGTCGGTTCTCCTGATGGTCGCCGGGGCATTAAGATGCCGCACATTTACGTTAGGGAATATGGGGCTGTCAAGGCGGCTGATAATGACGGCATTATTGACGACAATGTGTGCTGTCTGGCAGGGGACGCTTCGACAAACCTGTTGGTAAAGACGGCCTATGCTACTGGCGCGCTCGTTACGACTGTAAACGGTGGGACGGTTATTCTGGACGTTCCGAGAAACATTACGTTTCAGTCAGCTAAAAACGATGCGGCTGTGAAGTTGTATGTGGTTGGCAAAGACGAGTACGGTCAGACAATGGCAGAAACCATTACTGGACCCAATAACACGACTGTTGCCGGTGTGAAGGCTTTCAAGTCTATTCACGACCTTCAAATCAGCGCACAAACGGTCAGTAAGATTAATGTTGGTGTCAGGAACGTTCTCGGCTTGCCGTATCATTTGAGCAGCAAGGGTAAATTCCTCGGCTTTTATGTAAACGGTTCCGTTATATCTAGCGCGACTGATATGCAGAACATTACTACCGGTCTTGCGCTTGCTTGCGATTCCGGGACGACTGAAAGAGCATTGGATGTAAGGGGTACTGTCGAACTGAAGGCTGGGGCAGGTACTACGTTTGACGCGTCTAATGTGTTTACTGCTGTTATGGTAGTAGACCATAGTACGCGAGACAAGGCGTATGGCGTTCCCCAGGCAACGGCTATTACCTAATGCAAAAAATACTCAAGCGACCTGAACCCGCAGATTTGAGCCACTTCAATATGCGGATTTACGGTAGCCACAATACGATCTGCCAGGAACTTCGTGAAATCTATCACATGATAGATAATGAAGAGGCAAAGCTAAAGGTTCGGGTTGCTATGAGTATGGCAAAGAAGATAGTCGATAAGTTGAGAGAGTATAAGAATGAAAAGGATAAGAAAGTATGAACCCATAGACAAAAGATACATGGACGACGACCTTTACAGGTCTGGTGAAAACGGCACTATTTGTCAGATAATCAGATGGCTTTACAACGATACAGACAACGAGGAACACAAGAGAAAATTGAGAATCGCCATGAATATGGCGAAAAGCATGGTGAGAAAACTAGTTGAATACAAAAAGCAAAAAGATGAGTTGGGAATGTAAGAAGTGCGGTGATTGTTGCCGTTTTTTAGAAATTGGGGCGTACATTGATTTGGAAAAGATAGACGATGATGCAAAAACCCTCGTTGAGATACACGGTATTCCAGTCAATAAGCCAATCAAGATTAGATTGACGCATACTTGCCAGCACCTTACGAAAGACAATTTATGCGATATTCACGAAAAAAAACCGGAGGTATGTAGGAGGTTTCAATGTGGAGAGACAGCGATTTCTGGAGAGTCCACGACGAGGAATGGCCGGGAAAAAGCGAACAATTCAGAAAGGGCAAGGTGGCCTCTGAACAGAGGGGATGCGAATATCTTCATAAACTCGGAATACTAGACTGGATTGATGACATAAGGGAAGCATCGAAAAGTTCAGGTACAAAGTATTACAACCTGGCGACGTTATGGTATCTTATTGAGATACATAAACCAAAATACTTTCTTGAACTTGGAACCGGCGTTTCAACTCATGTAATTGCAAGGGCTATGAGTACACATTGCAAGCACGACGATTTGAAGCTTATTTCGATGGAACATGATGAGCTTTACTATGACGATGCCATTAAAAATAAACCCGACTGCGATTTTCTTGAAATCATCAGAAGCGATATTTGTTTAGAAAATGTGTATTCATTCTTGTTGGCCGGTTACAAGGATATTCCATACCTACCTTATTCTATGGTGTTTGTTGACGGTCCCCCGCAAGACACTTTCGTTTCAGGCGATTTGTTGTGGGTAATAGCGAACGCAAAAGACCCCATACTCGGCATCATAGACCAAAGGGCAATGACTGCGTTGGTGTACTATATACTGCTTGGCCCCAAATACATAAAGCGCTTTGGGACCGCGACGTTTCAAATTGGACCCATTGAGCAATCGGTATTGGATTACAGAAAACTCGCTGTTGACGTTTGGAAGCGGGCAGAAGTGGAAGACCGCATGTATTACTTAGTAGAGGGACTTGTTAAACACAAAGATATTTTAGCGGAGGAAGATAATGACATTTGAGGAACGCAGCGTGCCGGAGTCAGTAGCGCTTGTGGCGCTTGGCAATAGTAAGAGTGATTATGTAGACGATGTTTGCAGGGCGGGTAGTCGTCAGGGTGTGGCAGATGAAGTTTGGGTGGTAAACAAATTGGCGGATTTATTTGCCCATGACGTTTTGTTTCGCATGGATGATTTGATGGAGCCTCGGCAAACAAACTATAAAGTCATAAGCGATAGGCACAACAAGAATATCCATGAAAGGTTTGACCCTGTGTTAAGGGCGCACCCAGGTCCCATTATTACAAGTAAAGCGTATCCCGAATATCCTGGCTCAATTGAATATCCGCTCGAAAAGGTCATTAATTATTTAGGATACAGTTACTTTGCCACGACACCCGCGTATGCGGTGGCCTTCGCTTCTATGATCGGTGTCAAGCATTTACTCATATACGGTTGTGACTATAATTATTACTGGAACGCAACACTCGCGGAAGAGGGCCGGGGTAATATGGAGTTTGTTCTAGCTCTTTGTATGGCGAAGGGCCTGAAGGTTAGCTTGGCTCGCAACACTAGCTTGCTAAACAGAAATGTTCCGATTGATATGCAATTTTATGGGTATAAAGATTTAATGGAAGTAAAGACAGACGAAAACAATCCCAGTGTATATAAGGTTGTACCTCGTCCAGACATAGAAAAAATGAGAAACATGGCAGAGGAAATTGACGAAATTGAGGCTTACAGAAAGTTATTAAAGAAGTATGGTTTCAAAACACTTGGACAACTTGACGATCTAGTAAGGGAAAAGCAGGAAGAGTATACCGCATTAACTGACGCAACTGGTAAAAAACTTGTTGCAACACATGAGCATTAACCTTTGAACGCCTTAATTGGCGTATAAAGCTTACGTTTAAAGGAGAACGGAAATGGCTTCACCTGTACGATATTCCAAGGGCGTAACGAATGTTTCGTCCGGTAAAACTATGGGGCAACTTCTTTGTCCCGATCCGACCCTTGTGGTCACTTATTTTAACGACTTTTTCAAATTTGATCCTAGCGAATGGATTACCACCAGAAGTGAAAGCACACCGGCGCAGACAGCCACTCACTCCAATTCGTATGAGCAAGTCACGGATGCCACTAACGGTATTCTCGCATGTGTCACACCGGCCCTAGATGACGATTATGTTTTCTTTCAATATGGTGGCGCTGAGTATGACGCTACAGCAGATGCTCCGCGAGAATTATTTACAATGATAAGCGGCAAGAAGTTGTGGTTTAAGGCGAACCTGAAATGCAACGATGTAGATGCGGCCGATTTCTATACGGGCTTGTTTGTTACGGATACCAGCCCCGTTGCTTCGGCACCGTCTGACGGCCTATGGTTTATTTCAGACGATGGGGATGCCTACCTGGATTTCCACCTTTACAAGTCCAGTGCATCGCAACTTTCCCGAACCGCAATGGCGACACTTACCGACGACACGCTATTTAGTGTGGGAGCCTATTGGGATGGTGTGGATACTGTCCAAGTGTTTTACAATGACGTGCTTCAGGCGGAGGGGACGGGCATTACGCCCGCAACCTCAGAGCTTACAATTAGTTTCGGTATTCAGAATGGCTCTGCTGCCGCAAGCACTTTAAGCATGGATTACATTTGCGTGATCCGGGAGAGATAACATGGCTGATACTGTAAGCGTCGATTATCTTTATCCATTTAACCTGCTCGATTCCGATTGGAACAATAGGGCCGGGACAAAGCGTGTTGTTGTCAGGTTGACAGGCACATCCGATGCTACGGGCGAGACGGACGTTGTTAAGGTTGACCTGTCCGACTTAAAAACCCATGACGGCAATGCGCCCTCCAGAACGGTAGTGGAATGGATGGAATGGCGGGTGCATGGCATGGCGGTCAAGCTGGAATGGGACCGTGCACCACAATCAACAATTATTAATATAAACGACATTGGGTTCAACAATGCCACCACTGAAACTGATTTCAGGGATTGGACAAAGTTTGGTGGCCTAGCTGACCCAGGCGACGACGATAGAACCGGTGATATATTGCTCACCAGTTCTTACGGCTATTCGGGGGACACTTACGACATTATTATGTGTCTCCGGTTGAAAGACTAATGGGCAGAGACGAGTACAAACCAGGAGATTGGAACGTCATTTGTGACCAGTGTGGCTTCAAAAAGAAGCGCAGCGAGTGTCGCTTTACATGGGAAGGTCTTCTGGTTTGTGCCGACACATGCTGGGAGCCGCGTCACCAGCAAGATTTTGTAAGAGCCAAGCCCGACAGGACAAGGGTTTCCGTGTCGCGGCCCGACACCCAAACGCTTCAGCGCTCCACTACGCTCGGCTCGACGGCATCTCAAAACGCTACGAACATAACCGTGTCTTCGGCAAGCAATATATCGAAAGGTGACGGCCTTGGGATAACGCTTGACAACCATACGGTTCAGTGGACGTTTGCGAGTGACGATCCGAGCGGGACGACTGTTTATCTCAATAACGGCTTATGGGATAGCGCGGCTTCCGGCAATACTGTTTACATTTCTAGCGGTACGGGTTTCTTGACCGCAACAGAAGCAACGGCAACGATGCTATGAACTGCACGATTGATTGTCCTTACGCTGAATGGGCAAAGGCAAATGCTGTGCCTATATCCGGCACGAGTTTTCTATTCGACAGGTCCCTGTTTTGCACTAAAAAGAAGCGCATAATGTGGTGGGGCGATCCGTGCATATTTGAGGAGAAGAATGCGAAAGGGCAGAACAGTTTATCATTGCCATGGGAAAAAGAAGGGCAAACCGATAAAGACTCACAAAACGGTAGCTAAAGCCAAACGTCAACACAGGGCCATCATGACTAATAAGAAACGGAAACGCTAATGGCAACATCCTCCAGTTATAACTTTACTGTCAATCGGAACGATATTATCAAGTCGGCTCTCAGGGTTATCGGTGCCATTGCTACGGGCGAAACACCGACTAACGCTGAAATTACCGATGCCGCCGAAGCCCTTAATATGATGATTAAATATTGGCAGACCGAGGGCATAGGGTTATGGCTCAACAAGGAAATCACGCTCTTTTTCCAAAACGATGATTATGACTACGACCTCGGACCTAATGCCGATAATGCACATTGCAGTATAGCATCGTCAGCGATTAAGACTGAGCTTGGAGCGGATGCTGCTGCGGCGGCAAGTTCCGTAACTCTTGATTCGGTAACGGGCATGACGGACAATTTTGACAGGGATGCCATACTGGAATCATCCACTCCCGCCGCTTCGGGTGCGCTCACCCTGGACGGCGCACTTGTTTCGGGCAGTACGGCTACCCTTCCTTCAGAGCGTAAAATCCTCATTTATTCTGACGGCGACGAATCGGGCATCACGTTTTCCGTAACGGGTACAGATGGCGACGGGGCAACAGTCACGGAAACCATTACCGGCCCGGACACAACTACAACCTATTCTACGGAAACATTTAAAACCGTGACGGCTATTACCGTTTCGGGAGCAGGGACTGGAAACATTGAAATCGGGTGTGTGGGGGATCATATCGGCATTGAGTTGGATAGCGGCACTGTACATTGGACGTATTTTGCTGCTGCTCTTAGTACAACCGCTTCTCTGGTCACGGCGCTTGCGAGCGCGGCTTCAACGGATAATCATGTGTATGTCTACACGGAAAAAATCCAAAGACCGTTGGAGATTATAGAAGCGAGAAGGGTGGATAGCACCGACAATGAGACACCGCTTTCCATTGTGTCCCGAAGCGAGTACATGGCTATTTCCGATAAGGATTCCGAGGGTACAGTCAATCAGATTTATTACGACCCACAGCTAACCACTTCCACGCTCTATGTGTGGCCCGAACCGAGCGACACGAAAGAGCGCTTGAAGATGAGCATGAAATATCCCATAGAGGATTTCGACGCATCAACGGACAATGCCGATTTTCCTATTGAATGGGCCGAGGCTCTCAAGTGGAACCTCGCGGAGCGCCTTGCCCCGGAATACGGCACTTCGCTCACATTGGAAGCGCAGAAACTTGCTATGGAAACAAAGGATAACGTAATGAGTTTTGACAAGGAAACCACATCCATTTACATTCAACCGGACTACAGGGGATAAGAGTTGAAGATCCCATTTATAGGTGGGGCCTATGAGGGCAAAAGTTCCAACCTGAACGCTCAAACCTGTGTCAATCTGTACCCTGTTTACGACAATGAAGAGGGGAAAAACGTAAGGGCGCTTTACGGCACACCGGGGATGAAACAGTTTTGTGATCCCAGCAACGCTTCCCCGGTTCGGAACATGCTCAAAATGGGTGACTATCTGTATGCCGTTGTTGGCACATCACTATACAGGGTTGACAGTAGTGGCAATGCGACTGCAATGACAGGTTCCCTTACCACATCTTCGGGTCCCGTGTGGTTGTCTAATAACGGTACTGAGTTGATGATAGTGGACCCCGGCGTTGAGGGATACATTCTCAGTGGCACAACCCTATCTGCCATATCCGACACGGACTTTCCGACGCCAAGCTCTGTTACTTTTCAGGACGGCTATTTCATTATCACCCAGGACGATACGGACACTATTTGGATTTCGGGATTGAATGACGGCACTAGCTGGGACGCCCTTGATTACGCTGCCGCAGAGGATAAGCCCGATGACGCAACGGTAGTCATATCAGACCACGAGCAGATTTGGGTTATCGGGGAAGACTCAACAGAGGTTTATTACAATTCCGGTAACGCTGACTTCCCCTTTGAACGCATCAGTGGCGGTATACTTGAATGCGGCATTTATGCTCCCAACTCTATTGCCCAGCTAGACAATACACTCTTTTGGCTGGACAACTTTGGATGCGTGATACGCATAGACGGTTTTCACAGGTCGATCATATCCACACGCCAAATCGAATATCAAATAGCGCAGTACAGCACAATAGACGATGCTATTGGTTTCGCATACGTCCAGGAGGGCCATTCATTTTACGTGCTGACGTTCCCATCTGTTAGCGCAACGTGGGTATATGACGCTTCAACCGGTTTGTGGCACCAGAGAAGTAGTTATCCTCATGTGAGCGATGGTAGCTGGAATCGTCATCGGGCAAACTGTTACGAATATTTCGCCGGTAAGCACCTGATAGGCGATTGCGAAAACGGCAAGATTTACGAATGGGATATGGACACCTTCTCCGATGATGGAAATGAAATCAGACGGGAACGGGCATCCCAGAGTCTCCACGGTGATAGAAGGTATGTGTTTATAGATAAATTTGAAGTGGAGTTTGAAGCAGGGACGGGAACAGCCGTTGACGATTCAACTATTGGAGAGGGGGCCGACCCACAAGCGGCACTAAGCTGGTCAGACGATGGCGGTCATACCTGGTCTAATGAACACTGGACGGATATAGGAAGGATCGGCTCCTACGGCACAAGGGCTGTGTTGCGACGGCTGGGGCGTAGCCGTAATAGGGTTTTCAGGGTGTTAGTATCCGATCCCGTAAAGGTGGTCATGATTGCGGCTTACGCAAAACTCAGGCAGGGAGTTTCGTAATGGCGAAAAAACCGCTTAAACCGCCC